TTGTATAGCACCACATACCTAAATGTTGGCACCGTGCCAGTGGCAGTTAGCACAAGGTCGTTGGCGTCCAGCTTGTAGCTGCCGCTTGTTTGCGCACTGGTTACGCCAGTCAGGTTTCGGCCGGTAGTCGTGCCGTTCTGAATGTTGGTATAGGCAATCTGTGTGATGTTAGCAATTACCGTGTTGGTGTTGACCGGTAGCGTATTGGTCAGTGCAACGGTCAGCGTGTCGCTGCCGAGGTTATGCACCTTCTCGGCTACGGCCTCCACGAAGGAGTTGAACTTGTTGAAGGTGGCCATCGATCAGCAGGCAGTGATCACAGTCTAAAAGCTGACGGACAGATTGAACTCATTCACGGTGCCCGTGACTCCCGTGATCCTCACCCAGACGTAACTGTTGAGCGGCATCGGCATGTTCTGGATCGTGGCGGCATCGCCAGTGGTGGTATTGGTCACGGTGTCGCTGACCGTTGCCAACGTGCCTGCCGTCGTGCGATCGGCCGCATAGCGCAGCTCATACGTCACCGAGCCGCCGGACACCAGCCCCACCACGCTCGACAGCGTGGCATCACCGGTTGTGCGAAACAACGTGAACGCATCACCGGCCTGCGGTCCCGCAATCGTGATACTGCGCGGTGGGCTGGCGCGATGCTCCCAGCGGTTCTGCGCATCGTTCCAGGTCAACACGTCGCCGTCATGCGCGTCGGCCGTCTCCACGTCATGGCAGTCCTTGAGGAACTGCCCTGTAGCGGCCCGGACGAAGATTGTGCCGTTGTTGCCCTGATTGATCACAGCTGCCACCGGCAACTTCAGGTTCGGCCCGTCCGGCTCGGTCGTGACAAATCCGCCTGGCACGGCGGGATCGCAGTACAGAATCGTGCCCTCTGGATAGGCATTGGTATTGACGCCGCGCACCTTGCCAAAGGTGGTCACAAAGCCACTAGCACCAGGCGCGATCGTCTCGGTCATTACACCGAGGAAGACATGGCCAGGCAGCGTGCCATTGGCAATCATTGGCGCGACCTTCAACTGCCCACTGGCGCCGTTGGTGCCGACATACATCACACCCTTGCCTTCGGCAATGGTGCCGGCCGAGTCGTTGTAAACCAAGAAGCTGGTCTCCTGGCCAACCTGCAGCACGGTGCCGCCACCCTTGCCGATGTCCAGCGTCTGTTCGTCGGTGTTCCAAGCCAGCTCGCCGGCGGTATCAGCATTGCCGCCGGTGGTCTTAATTTGAAGCGCTTGTACAGTTGGCGTGTCTGTCCAGGCAGTTCCTGCACCAGAGCGCTCTAACAAATCTCCCTCGGTGCCGCCAGCCGGTACGCCAGTGCCAGCTGGACCCTGCGGACCTCCTGCCGTTATCTGAACAACAACATCAGAGTCATTCTCGACAACGACTACGTTAAACGTCTCGTCAATCGAAATAGAAGTCACGCTGTGTACCCCTCTGAAGTTAATATGGTGCCTTCTAGGTAATACTCTTTAATTCCTGAGGGATTCGTTAGCAATAAATCATACTGTGATTCAGTGGGAAAGCTAGAGGTCTGAGCGGCAGATAGCGACATGGTTATTTGCCCTAAAGCTCGGTTTGTATAGGTAATCGTAAAGTCTGCATGTTTTGTGGTGCGTGCCTGATCCCAGGCTTGAGCAGCCGCGCTCCATCCAGTTAAGTTAATAGAATTTCCAGCGCTATCCTTAAAAGAGAGATTGACACTGTAGTCAGCACGGCGCTGCAGTTTTATGTTGTAAACCCCAGGTTGAAGCATTAGCTCGGCCTCCTGAGGCAGTGTATCGAGGCCGGTGTTAGTGCGGTCCGCGCATTGCAGCACGCACAGGGTCGTACAGTCCGAGCACTGCGGCGACTTGATTGGGCGTAGCCCGCTTTCCTGAGACGTCTGCGATGGCGCTCGCAACGGTACCCGCCACCCTGGATGGGGGAGCGTTGTTGGTCAGGAGAAGAGGCACCTCAGCGTCCAGGCGCTTGTAGATCTCGGGGAGGCCACGGCGGACGGTCTCGGTGAGGGCGGCGCGGAGCAGCACCTTGGCGAGATCGATCAGGAAGGATTTCATGGGTCCTGGCGTGGGGGACGTTGCCGGCCTCGGGGGGCGGCTTGACTCGGGGAGTCGGTGATGTATGCCCACAATGTCGAGGCGGCACCGCCGGCAACAGTGAAGGCTTGCGTCCACTGATTTCCGCACTGGCCGGGGCGGCGGATTTCACAGCTCAGCACGTTGGCGCTGGCCATCACGAGCATGTAGGAGTAGCAGCCGACGAGGAGCTTGAGGACGAGGGCAACGACTGCTGGGTTGCTCATGAGTGGCCGGCCTCGAGTTTCGCGACACGCTGTTCGAGGCCGTTCAACCGTTGGTAGGTCTCTTTTCGATCGGCCTTGATGTCAACGTGAAGTTCTTCTAAGCGCGTGGCTACGTTCTCCACCGCGAGTGTGAGGCGAACTACGGCATCGCGCCCTTCGCTAGCACGCCGCCCCATGGCACCCACACCCATAGCGCCGACTGTGATGGCGGCACCAGTGACCGCCGCCAGGACTTCGACCACAGCGGGTAAGGAAGATAAGTACAGCTTATCGAGCTCGGGGGTTGTCGGTAGACGGTGTCGAATCAAGCACCGCTAGCGCTACCCCCAACAATCGAGGCAGTAATAACTTTGACTGTGCCCGGAACTACCTGTTCAGTAATTAGAGGAACTGCTATTAACGAAACGGTAACTTCACGGAATCCATTCGGCAAGAACGTTTCTTGTATAGGAGACGCGTACCGCCAGTAGGTGGTGGCAGGGACAAGATCAGTAGTACTGGCGTGGTCCGACCACGCCTCAGCACTGAGGGGGAATGTGAGGTAGCCGCCCTGCTGGGTGCGATAGTGATCGCGCAGGAGCTTGGCGTTTGCCGCAGTCAGCGCAACGAACCCTAGCTCGAGCGTGTGACCATAGGCGGTGGCGCCATGCCTAAAACGCACTGAGCCGCCGCCGAAGCCACGCTCTTCCGTGACGGGATAGACGCCCATGCTGTAGCGGCGGGTGGCCGGCTTCAGCGCAGGAAACGTGGCCATCAGTTCTGCAGCGTGATGGTGCTGCTGCCGAGGCTGAATGTAGCGGCAGTGCTGCTGACATCACCACCGAAGTCCACGTAAGCCACCAGTTCGTCAGCGCTGCTGGCACCACCGCGAGATTTGTAGTACACCGCACCTCTAGCAGTGATCGTAGCGGTACTCCAGCTGACAGCCGCAAAACTGATCGTCACCTTGTCGTTGGCGGTATCTTTGGTAACGGTGCAGGCGCTTGTAACACCTCCTGTTGTGTAACCAGTACCTGTTACCTCGTTGGTAACGTTGCTGCGTTTGGTGTCGGTGTCTTTGTTTGGGCTATAGGTGCTGGTTACTAGCATTACTTTGAACGTATCAGTATCAAAGTCAATGGCACCACGAGCCATATCGTCAATGCCTGAGTTGTAGATGAGGCTAGCCATGATGTACGAGCGTTAGCTGCAGTCTAGGCAGGTGGTTCCGGCCAGACAAGCGCAAATGGATTTGCCTGACTCGTGATTTCACGCAGCAACTGCCTGTAGGAAGCCCATGCAGCGCGATCAGCACCGAGGTCGTAATCTACGATCTGCGTCCAGTCACTGGACTGCAGCAAGGCATTGCGCTCCTGGCGTACGACATTCCATTTCGCTGTGATTTCATCTGCGTTGTATTGACGGACAAAAAAGGTGGTTCCATCCCAATCCACGGTTTCGGTGAGAGGATCGCAGTCGGGCCGGTCGTATGGCCCTGTGTAGCCAGCTTGCTCCAGTTCCTCTATGGTGAATGTAGAGGCATCAGTGCGGGTGCTGCCGTCAGAAAATCTCAGCCGATGCGGCAGTAGTACAGGCTCCAAACCGTGAAGGGAATACAACATCACGAGTCAGGGAATGGTGCTGCGGGAGCTGTAAAGTTTGCGGTGTAGCGGGCAGTGCCTTTAGTAATGCGAATGTCGTCAATGTAGCCGTTAAAGTCTTCGTTGCCGGCGCTGTAGTCCCAGCGTCCAATTCTGAGCGTCTCGCTACTTGCCGCAGGTGTATTCAGGTTTGTAATCGTGCCTGATTGCGTTCCGTTGATAAACACATAGCCTGTGGTGCCCGACCGTACCATAGCAACATGAGACCAGGCATTAGTGGATAAAGCTGCTGACACGTCAATAAACTGCTCGTTACTATTCAATGTCCCGTAAAAATAAAAACGCAGAGTGTTGCTGCCTACACAGCGAATGCTAAAAGCGAGTCCAGTCCAGACATTTGTTGCTGTGTTGTAGAAACCTCGATGGATAAGGCCGAAATTGCTTGCAGTTGAATTAGGGTAAACCCAAAACTCGATCGTATAGTTAGCGCCAAGATCGAATATCGCGTTACTTGGCGATGTGAGGTAATCTCCAGTTCCGTCAAATATAGCGCTTGCCCCTCCAAACTTGTTTTGTGCCGTGCTGATCTGCGCGTTGCCGTTGGCAGTAACTGCTAGTGCATTTTTGCTGCTATCGGTAAATGTGGTGCTCCCGTTGCTGCCGTTCATGTGCAGCAGCAGACTTACGTTGTCAAAGCTGGCATCGCCAATCCATATGTTCTGGCGTTGGTAGATCACCTGTTCATTTGGCGTCCACAAGCCAACAGCGGCACCACGTCTTGACGTGCGAGCACTCCCTATCAGTCCAGCATTGAGGCCAATCATTAGCTGATCTCCTCGTAGCCGATGACTAACTCCAAGTCACTGGCGGCACTGGCCTGGGCACGGAGGCTATGACCTTCCTCTAGGTAAATATACGCCTCGCGTGTTACTAATACCTGTGTGGCGTCAGCAGGCACTGCAATAGTATTGGCAATTTTGAAGCTAGTGGTGCCGTTGTAGTGCTCAAGACTTATATCTGCTGAGTTCACGCCATCTACATTGGCGCAGTACACACTATTGATCTTTAGCACCTTGCCGCTGGCGGCGCTGTTGGTCAAAGCTGCAACCATGCTAGTGGTCACGGCGTAGCCCACAGTCTTGCCCGTGATCGTCGTGGGGCTTTTAAGGTTAGGAGCGGCCATGTGTTGTCAATTCCCCCACCATTCTATGTAGGCCAGGCTTTCCCAACTATAGAGCTGCAGCGACATATCGTTCCAGTAGTCGGCTGTTGATACAGAGCCTTGAGCTGCGCCTGGCGTGAAGGTAGCCGTCACCGTTGGATTGTATCCGTTAGCAGCACCAATGCCGTACGCAAGGGAGAACGCAACTCCGCCAAATACAGGGCCACTGGCTGCAAAAGCTACAGAAACTGTCTTGTTCAGGCCATTGGTGGCGTTTGCACTACCTCCTGTAAAACTACAGCGTGCAGTCAGGTATCCACCATCAGTTGCAGCGCCATCAGGCGGCACTGTTTCAATGGTCAATTCTACGGTGTATCGATTGCGGTAGACATCCTCAACAACCGGTGAATCAATATATCGCCATCGATAGTTTGCTAGTTCATAATCAGCTTGTGCTGCGCCAGCCCATACGGCAGACGGCAGGCCGAAACTGCTGTAGGTGCCGTATTGGCCGTTGTAGTGGCTGAGGATGCTCAGCATGTCGGCCTCGGTCAGGGCCGTGAAGGTCAGCCGCAGCTGGCTGGTTAGCATCACATTGCTATGGCGCACGCGACCGGCCAGGCCGTTATATGCCTGGAATGATGTGTGCGGATACTCCCCAGGCGTAAACGCCCGGCCGCTTGGTGTCAGCGTGGGGAAGGTGGTCATACCTTGAGATAGATAGGCGGATAGATAGGCTGGCCGGTTGTTGTGTAAGTGATGTTGATATTATGAATGGATGTAACTGTTGTCACTGTGTTGACATCAGACCCGGTAGCGGCTCCACCCCACGCTATGGTCTGCGTTGTATCATTCGCAAATGTAACCCTAAAAGAATGACCTGCCGCAGATGCGTTGCTAGCACTGCCGCATGGGCTAGTGCCTGATGTCTGCTTAGGCGCGAGCATTTCAATGCTCTTGATGTTTGTGAAATATGAGTAGGCTGTGGGATACGTAAATTGCTCGTCACGCGTTACAGCGGCTGTTGTGCATGACACGCCAACGATAATAACTGTTTGAGTTCGGGCGACTGTATAGTTATCCAATGGGAGCGACTTGGCTCCGGTTTGATCTGCCCACCCAGACCACGTATAGGTAGGCAACTTGCCCTTGGTGCCATCCGGGCAGATAAAGCTGAACTCGATCGCGGTGTTATTCCAATCGCTAAGGCCAAGTGATGAAGGTGGGTTTAGTGGTATTGACCATGTGTCAACTTCGCTTTCCCATGTCTTGCCATTTAGCAAGTTGGTAACCGCAAGGAATATCCGTGCGCCAGAGCAGATGCCAGCAGGCGGGACGCCAGCTGCGCCGCCTGGTGTTGGCGCTGTCAGAAACTCGCCATAGGATGTTGCGTCACCAAAGTCATCAGGATTCCCAACTACACCGCTGCCGCCATTGCCGCCGTAGTCGCCCAGTGCGCGATCGTCTAGCGTTGTCGAGCTTCCGGCATAGTCTGCATCGCTAGGCAGTGTATAAGTTTCCGCCGGAATCGTGTTGTCCGTAGCGCTATTTACATCACAGCCGACGCCAGTCGTATTGCCGGTTAGCACAATGCCAGAGCCAACAGCGCTGGCAACCAACTGCGACACAATGCTGCGTTGCTGTGTGTCGATCGGGAAGTGGCTGCATTCATAGCTGACGTCACCAGCCAATGTCTTTGTGACGCGCTCGACTTGGTATAAGTAATCATGCGTAGATGGGCCGCCACCTGACACAGTGCGCTGCAGGACCACGCGCACGATCGAACCCGGCTCCAAGATCGTGTTATGCGCCTGGGGTCTGGCGGAGAACCGCACCGTATGGCTGACATGCACGCGTCGGGCCAAGATATACGCGCCCGCCTTCACGGCGTGATTCTCGCTAGTGCAGAACGCGCTAAGGTCGTGCGATTCGTAGGGTCCGCTCTCGGCAGTACCAATCATCTGCACCTCTGCTGTGCGAATGATGGCCGGCTCAGTGCCTAATTCTTGGCGCCATGTCATCTGCGCCACAAACGGCTGGCGATCTGACCAGCTGGTGTAGTCAATCTCCAGCGTGCCGGGCAGGATGTCGGCCTCGGTGAATGTATATTCCGGAGTGATCGTGCTGACATTCAACGTGCCATCAGCATTGATCGGTAGCAGCGGTCGCAAGCCTTTCTTGCCGTTGGCGCTGCTCTCGCCAAGCAAGAAATATGGCGACCATTGCGTGAGCATGTCGCTGTAGTTTCGTGCTTCCTGCAACCAGCAGTTACAGGCAAAGCCATTTGCCTCCAGGAATAGCGCAGCCGTGGTCAGCGCCGCCGTGTCGATCAGCGCGGTTGGCACACGGCCATTGTTGGCCAGCATCCACCGCACCAGATCGGCGTAATTGTCGCTGGGGCCGAGCACGGAATCCAGCAGCCGCGTCACCCATATCCCGCCGCGGATGAAGACATGCACCTGGCGGCGCCAGTAATCCAGGCCATTGGCGACGGTGTATTGGAAACTCAGCGTCGTCATGCCGGGATATGAGCCGACTGATCCGCAGATGTAGCTAGCCTCTGGCTTCTCGTAACCCACACGCTGGACGATGTAGTTGCCAGGCGCCCATGTACCCGCGCGGCGGTTGTAGGTCTGCGTATGGCTGCCGACCCTACATGCACCCTGCAAGATGTCTTTCACCGGGATTGAATCCATCTGGCCTTCGCTTAAGACCAGCAGATAGGACGCGGTGACGTTATTGCTGGCGTCATTCTCAAATCGTGCCTCTGTAGCACCGGGGCTGATCAGGATGCCGCCGGCATCATTGCGACGCCTGGCGAACACAATCGGAACAGGCTCGCCAACATCAACCGAACGCTGGTCAACATTCAGCGGACTGCTGGCGGCAGCGCCTTCCTGCGTGCTCGGATTTGAGGTTTGCCCAGCCTGGATCGCCAGTAGCGCCAGAGGATCGCCGGCCTTGATCCAGGTCATAACTTGGCGCCCTTCCCGATCATGCTACTCGTGAACTTCCTAGGCGGTATCTGCGCGCCAATTGGGCTAAGTGCATTGCCGAGCTGAATGGTGATGCTGGTCAATCCGCCACTGCCGCCAACGACTTGGCCTGTGAACTGCGCGATCAATTCTTGCGTGGATAGTGGCGTGTCGTTATTGGATACTGCATCGAATTGATAGATCGATAGGTCTACCATCCGCCCGGCTCGAATCGCCAACTCGAATGCATCCATCACGATTGTGTTGGCTGGGGCTGTGATGCTGATACTGGATTCATCACCACTGATGCCGGCCGTTAAGCCGTCAGCGATGAATGGCACGTAGAGCCACTGCGCACTGGCCCAGGTGACACTGGTATTGGCGTAGTAGCTCTGCCACCGCTGGTATGTGGTACCGGCGATGTCATAGATCCGCAGGTACTGCGATTGCGCGCGTGCCATCAGGCCATCCCAAGGGCGACGCGCGCTGATGGGCTGCGCAGTCTGCCGATCACGCCATTAGCAGTGGCACGCATGGCGCGCTCCATGTCCGACAGCGTGACGTAGCGCTCACCGTTGAACTCGAGAACGGGCCCTGTTCGGACATTGATTGTTGGGTTGTTGGAGCTCGAGGTGGGTGCCGCACCGTTCAAGACGTCCTCGCCGCGCGCTCCGGCTAAGAAGCGAGCCGAGGCTGAGAACATCTTCGACTGAGGAATGACAAACTCGGGTTCATTACCTTCGCCGATTAAGCCCAGGGTCGGGCGAGTGATGTAGCCACCAGCGGCGTAGCGAGGAGGGTTCTGTCCGGATGGGGCACCCCCGCCAGCACCTCTGGCGCGATTCGCTCGTTCGAGGTTTTCAGCAAGCCTTTGTGCATTATTAGCGGCGATAGCGTTATTTTGTGCAGTAATTCTAGAGTTATAGGCAACACGCTCGGATCGTAGGGCGGCCTCAGCATTAAAGATTGCTGTTTTTCTCGCCCATTCAGCTGCTTCTTTTTGATACCCCGCGACCATCTCTGTTGATCTCATGTTCTCCGCTGCCAGTTGCGTGCTATTCTTTGCAGCTTTCAACGCTTCTAAATGGGCATCGGTGAGTAAACCCTGTGCTTTAGCTATGTTTACTGTGATCTGAAGCTCTAGCTCTTTTATTCTTGTCTTTTCGTACTCGATTCGGATCTGGCGCAGACTGTTGTCTATGTTCAGCAGCGCGAGCTGGTAGTCATTCTCCGCTTGTTGAAGTTTGACTATGTAGAGCTGTTCAGCAAAAGCCAGCTGATCTTCGGCGCTTGTTGCGTTCTGTTTTTCATATTCATAAATCGCTGCTAGATAATTCAGGCGTGAACCCTCGGCGGAATTACGCGCTTGCGCGATATTCAGATTGTTCTGAGCGATTGTACTCTCAAGGGTCAATATGGCTAGACGCTTTTGGGTTGATGCCGCTAACTCGGCTACTTGCTGATCAAATACGTCTTTCTTCAGCTGTAGTTGTATTTCGATCTGTTTACCTTGTAAGCCAGCGATCTCGGTGGAGAGTTTGCGCACTTCTTCGGCGCTGCCCTCAAGCCCTTTGAGCTGCACAAGGGCCTTCTGCTTCTCCTCCAGTTGTGCGGTGAGATCTCGGAGCTCTCGGGTCTTGGCAGCGCGTTGAGCTTGCTTCTCGTTGAGCAGCCCGGCGAGCTGCAGTTGCTTAATCGAGTTTTGAGCCTCAAGGGACTGCAATGCTGCGATCTCCTGAGCGGCTTTGAGCTGTTTCTGTATGCTATCAATACGACCTCGGGTACTCGAAGCTTCTGTTTGAGCCTCTTTTTGCTCCACCTCCGCTACAGCTCTGCCATATTCTTTAAGCTGTTGTTCTAAACGTGCGTAATCTTTCTCCAGTTTCAGCAAATAATCCTTGGCTACAGCCTTGGCTTGAGGACGAACAATGCTCTTATTTAGTAATTCAACAGCTGCCTTCTGGCGCTTAAGCGCTACTTCTACCTTGACTAACTCGGAAATTGTTTCGCTTTTCCCCGTCTCTATAACAGCTCTTTTGTAATCGTACATGGCTTGCGTGGCCTCATCCATGCTTCCCTTGACTAAATCGGCTCGCGCAGCAACAAACTTTAAGGCTTCTTTGATTTCTTCCTGTCTAGCTGCTTGCTGTTGAGCTCGTTGGTAGCGCCCCCATAGGTCTATAACCATGCCAATCGCCAGCTGTATAGCGGCGAACTGCAGCGCGCCCTTCGCGAACGACCAAACCATTCCGAGTATATTCTGTTTGGCCCATTCTCCAGCTT